CAATACGGCAGGCCATCGACGAGCAGATCATCGAGAAGCACGACGTGGGTCGGCGCCGCGATTGTCGGCTCGGGCTTCTTGGCCATGGTGTCCTCAGAAGGTGCGGGACGAATTGAAGGTCAGGCGGACGCGAATGTCGGCGGCTAGCACGTTCGGCATGCCGTCGACGACCAGGCCGGAGCCGTTGCGCCGGGGGGCCAGCATGCGGGCATCATCGACGGCGCCGCCGAGGGTTCGATCCGCTGAAATCGCGTCGTCGATCGCCTCGAGGCCCGCTTCGAACGCGGCCCTGCGCGCTTCCCGCGTGCCGCCGGCGACGATGAACTCGACCGGCACCTCGCGCGTGATCTCGTAGTTGTCCGGAATCACGTCGGCGCCGAGCATCTCCTCCGGGTCGCCGTCCGAGTCATCCCAGACGTTGAGTAGCATTTCGAGGTCGCTGCCCATCTCGGCGAGGCGCGCCGGCAGGTCTTCATTCTGCAGCGGCTCGGGGATCTTGGGGCTGGGCTCGCCGGCCTTGGCCACGAACGCAGCAAAGAGCGCCTCGAGCGCATCACCGGTCTTGGACATCGTCAATCCTGAGCCAGGGCAGCCGCGATCTCCGCCGGGAACAGCTGCGCCCACCCCTCCTCGAGGTCGCGGAAGATGCGGGGCCAGTGGAGCTTGGCGCGCAGCCGGACCTGACGCACGAGCACAAACACCAGGATCATCTCGACCTTGCGGGTCTTCGATCGGCGCCTGGTCGGCGGACGAAAGCCCCGGCCGCTGCGCCCCCGCACGGCATCGACGAACGCCAGCATCTGCTGCCCGCGGCCGTGGATGATCGTCAGGTCCTGGTTGAACATCAGTTCCACCTCGGTCGGGGTCGCGAACCGGCGCCCCTTCCTCGGCGTGTTCTCGGTCGGCAGGGCGAGGTAGAGGCCGTTCTTCGACCGGATTGTCGGCCCCGTGGTGTGGGCACGGATGATGTCGGCCGCCGAAGCGATGGTGCTGGCGTTGCCGAAGCTGTCCTCGCGCCGCGTCTTGGCCCGATCGTTGACCCGGAACACGACGGCCGGGGAGTGCGTGCGCACCGAGGCGAGGCGCGGATAGATTTCCGCGCGCCAGGTGTTCGCGAGACGGTCGCCCAGGCCTGCGGCGCGGACATCGCCGCGCAGGGCCAGCTTGCCGCGGGCGAGTTGCTTCTCAGCGGCGATACGTGCGCCGCGCGCAATCTTGAGGTGAGTCTGGTGCGCGAAGCCTTTGAGGTCAGCCTTGATCTCAAGCTTGGGCTGCAGGGGCTTCATCGCACCGTGCAGTCCCACACGAGCCGCGCGCCATCGATCGTCACGGGATCGCTGAGGATCTTGACGCTCTCGCTCGTGTCCGTGAACACGAACGTCCCATCCTTCGCCGGCGCGGCAATCTCAGACTTGCGGACCTTGACCACCAACCCCTTCATGACGGGACGGCCCAACGTCCCGGCGGCCTGACGGTCGCTGGCGTCGTCGATGAGGAGACAGGGTGTTGATGCGCCACCGCCGGGCGGCGTGTACGTCGCCGCCCTGCCGCGCGCGGTGAAGGCTGCGTTGACGGCAAGGGCGGCGAGCATGTCACGGACTCACGTCGCGGGCGCGGCTCAGTAGCCGACCGCGATCCAGTTGACCTTCTTGGCGAACGCCGTGGCCGCGACGGGCGTCACGTCGGTACCGTCGTTGCTCTTCCACGTCTTGATGATGATCGAGCCCGAGGCGGGCGCGCCCGCCTGATCGCCGATCTGCGCCGAGACGAACGTGTTGGCGTCAGCCGGATCGGTCTCGTAGCTGGCCACCACCGAGAGGACCTTCGACAGTCCGGTGATGATGGTGTCGGCGGCCGCGACGGTGGTCTGCTGACCACAGATCGTCTTGAGGCCCTGACCGTAGCCGATCACCACGTTGCCGGTGGTGTCGCTGCTGCCCGCCACCGCGCCCGCGAAGCCAGCCGGCACGCGGTTCACGCCGGCGGTCTTCGTGAACCTGCTGTTCGCGACGTCCCAATACAAGGCGTCACCGATCGCCCACGCCTCGCTGGTGGCCTTGGGCAGAGTGAACACGCCCTTGGTGTAGATGCTCGACGGATCGTCCTGCACGGCCGTCACGGCTACGACGCCCATGAGGCCGTTGAGGTAGTAGAAAGCGCCGCTCGTGAGCCCGCCAACGGGGGCCACAACGTCGATGGCGCGGCCTTCCTGCACGTAGTTCTTCATTTGAGTTCTCCTAGGAGTTCGGGGATATGTGCGGGGATGCAAACGGAAGGGCCGCCCGAGAGCGGCCCTTCTGCTTCAGTTCATGCCGGAGACTAGGCCCCAGGGTTCTTCGCGAGGCCGCGCCAGTCGATCGCCTTGGCGCCGAAGTCGAGGCGACACTTGATCTCCATGCCGTCGACGTCGAAGCCCATGCGGGTCTCCATGTAGGCACCCTCCTGGCCCTCGAGGTAGGCGTACTCGATGGTATCGACGTTGGAGGTCATGGGATCGGCGGCGAGATACCAAGCCGTGGCGCTGGCATCCGACAACCGGGGCTCGGCGATCGGCGTGAGTGAGCGCATCGACTGCGGCGTGACCTTGCCCGCCTCAGCCGGCGTGATCTGCGCGACGAGCTGCTCGGTGGCCGTCTCGAGTTCGGAGGGCACCAGGATGTAACGCGGCGCCACGTTGAGCTTGGTCTTGCCATCGAGACCCTTCTGCTTGCGCATCAGGGTGCGGGTTGCACCAACGGTGGCCACCGACGGCGCTCCGGGGCCTGAGGAGATCAGGTTGCCGTGCGTGGCGTGGAAGAGCGGGTTGCCATCGGCCATGTTGGCGTTGGCGGTCAGGATGGCCCACACGATGTCGCTCTCCAGCGTGGCGATGGCCGTACCGAACATGCCGGGGATGCGGGTGAAGGCGCCGAGGTCATCATTGATGATGACCTGGCGGGTGATCGCGACCACCTTGCCATAGGTGGCGATGCGATACTTCTCCCGGCCCTCGGTGATGGTGCCGCGCTTGAACTCGCCGGCCTCGTTGACCTTCTCGAGCTGCGGCGCCTCGCCGAGCTGGACCCGGTTCTGGTCCTTGAAGTCGGTGGCATTGACCTGGCGAGTCCAAGGCTTGAACGTCTGAGGATAGACGTCGTAGGCCGCGCGCAGCGTCTTGTTCGTCACATCCGCGAGCACGTAGGGGAAGTCCGAGGTGCTGTGAAACGCACGCCGCGCAATCTCATCGCGCGCCATTCCGCGGGTGCTGACGCCGGCCGCCTCGAGGAGATCGCGGGCGACCTCGAGGAGCGTCATGCCGCGGAACGCCTTCGCAGGCTCCGTCAGCTTGAACTGCTGGGGGGCATGGCGGTTGAGCAGCGCGGTGACCGCACCATCGCGCCGGGTCTGCGTCTCATCCTGCGGGCCGACCTTGACGTGGGGGATGACGCGGATGGCGTCGTCGCTCGCGGCGAGCTTGTCCATCACCGCTGTTCGGAACTCGTCGACGCTCTTGCCGTCGGCAACGAAGCGAGTGGCCAGTTCCTCCTGGCCGAAGCGCTTGCCCAGAGCCTGGATGGCCGTGGAGCGCTCCCGCTCGGCGCGGACCGCATCCTGAGCGGCCGTGCGCAGCGCTGAGGCATCGGCCACCGGCTGGTTCACGGGCTGCTCGGTCGGGGCCGCATTGCGCTCCGCCTGCTCGGCAGTGGCGATCTCGCCGCGAACGCGCTCCACCTCCTTGAGGAGGGCGGCATGCTCACCCTCGATGCGGGTCGCGACGTCCGCCGGGGTGTCATCCTTCAGCTCACCGCGCTTGGCGGCAGCCTGACCCTGGAGCTTCGCCAGAAGCTCCCGCAGTTCCTTCAACTTCATGGTCTCGCTCCAATGCGTGGGGATGCCTTGCCCAAGGGCAGTTGGGCATTGCTCCGCTGCTGCGGAGCGTTCAGCGGGGCAGGTGGTAGCGCCTACGCCGCCAATCCGAACTCGAGGGCCAGCATGCGCATCCGCATCCGGCGGATGGCGACGTGGCCCGGCACGCGCAGGCTCCCTGCCGGCATGTGCCGACTGACAATGCAGGGGAATTGCTCAAGCTTGCGGCCACTCTCCGAGCGGACCTGGGCACCAGGATCGGCCGGGACGGACACGGCCGAGAGCTCGAATGGCTCCCAGTCCACCACGCGCCACAGCGGCACGCTGCCGTCGTCCTTCTCCGTCTTCTCGACCTTGTGGTAGCGGTAGCCGACCGAGACGTTGCGGATGACGCCATCCCGAATGTCCTGCACGATACCGGCGACATCGTCGCGTCGGGAGAGCTGCACAGTGGCGATGCCGGTCCCATCGGCGATGCGGGCGGAGCCGGGCACCACGGA